CGGTGGTACTGGCGTGTTCGCTGGTATTTTGCTACAACCAAAAGCGGCCAGTTCAGCCGGTGGTTCTACCGGATCACTATCAACCACTTTCAATCTGTTGGAAGATGGTTATGGTACTTTGGGAACACAAGGCGCTTTCTTTATCAGCGTTCCGGCAGCTTGTGCTATTGGCGATCATGTTATTTTTAATAACACTACAGGCGCTTTGTCTACTGTAACCCCAGCAACAGCAGCCCCAGGCGGGTCAACAAAGATTCCAAACGCGCGCATTTCTTACTTTGCATTGTCAGCGGCTGGCATAGCTGTTGTTAAAATCACAGGGGCTAACTAATGGCACATCATTTAACTAAAAACGACTTTTACGTTAACCCGCGTAATCTTACTCAATACCATGATCATCTTAATGCCAAGATTGGCACAATGGATGCCACCAGCTTAAAAAATGCTGGCTTTAGTACTGCCACAATGGACGCTCAAACAGCGCCTATGTCCGGTTACAATACAGGTGTATTGAACCAGTTTTTACAGAACTGGTTGCCCGGCAATATCCGCATGTTTACCGCGCCTCGCAGAAGTGAGGAGCTATTGGGCTTTGTCCAAGCGGGTAGTTTTGCAGATGAAACCATTGTCGCAAAATTTACTGAAATGTTTGGCTTTACCCAAAATTATGGCGATTTAGCGGACGTTCCACGCGCTGGCTACAATATCGAATATTTGACCCGTCAAATAGTACGCTTTCAAGGCGGAGTTCAAACTGACAATTTAGAATCGCAGCGCATGGCAAAAATTGGCTTTTCCGATATGGACGAAAAACGCGCTTCATTAGCGCGTGCTTTTGCCGTAACTGAAAACTACGTGGCTTTTAATGGTTGGCAAGGTGTGCGCTGCTTTGGCTTGTTGAACGATCCAAATCTATCAGCTTATGTGACGGTCGCCGCTACTGGTACAGGTGCAAGCCCTTTATGGTCAACAAAAACAACCGAGCTGCAAAGGCTGGATATTCAAGCCGATGTTAGCCGTTTGTTTAAACAAACCAAAACCGCTTTTAATCCACGGAAAGAACAATTTACTTGGGCTATTCCTACCGATGTTAGTATGGCGCTTAATAATCTGTTAACGATTGGCGGCACAAGTATTGCCATGACTTTGGAAGATTGGGTATTGAAGCAATACCCAGGCATTAGAATAGTCGTTATTCCTGAGTTTGATTTAGCCAACGGCGGTGCAAACGTATGGTACATGTACAAAGAGCGTACAGTTGATGTAGATGATTCAACAGATGACGGCAATACTATCATCAACATGATCCAGAACCGCATGTTTATGCTTTCGAGCTTGCCAACCAAGTCGGGCGGAAGCATGGAAAATTATGCAAGCGCACAGGCCGGGACATTTGTAAAACGTCCTATTTTAGTAGTTCGCTCAAGTGGGATGTAAGCCTATATGCCATTTATTTACTCGACACTAACAGCCCCGCAAAATTACGCCGTCCACGCCCAAAAGCCGGACGGTTCATTTGCGGTAGCGCGTGACATAATTATAAACGGCGGTCACGGATTAACTAATATTTATGGCCAGATTTTGCAAGGTGCAGAGACTGAAATTGATAATGAAACGCTGGAAATTCTTGAAAAAGATTACCTGTTTAATCTTCACAAGACCAACGGATTTATCAAAGTCGAATCAAAAAGCCGCAATTCTGAAAAGGCTATCAGTGACTTAGCACAGCGTGATAAATCAGCCCCTGCAACGTCTCAAGATGTTGATGCGCTGTATGATGATGGTGTGATACCCGTGCCTGTTTCTGAGTATGTGGCAGAAGGAAAGCCCCGCGCACGTAATCAGGCAATGCAATAAGACATGACACTATCCTTATCCTTAGCAGATTTTTTTACAAAGTTTCCTGAGTTGGCAACAACACCAGATGACAGCGTAACGATGTTTTATGATGTAGCTACAAGCTATATCAGTGCTGAGGATTATGGATGGTTAAATGGTGCGTCAAGGGGTTATGCGCTTGAACTGTTAACTGCTCACATGATTAATTTATCGTGTTTAGCCAATAACGGCACAGGTGTATTAATCAGTGCGTCCGAGGGTAGCGTAAATGCTGCTTTTATGCCACCGCCGGTTAAATCTGCTTTATCGTATTGGTTGAATCAGTCCCATTATGGCCAACGCTTGCTAGCATTGCTATCAATTAAGGCCGCAGGGGGTATTTATAGTGCTGGATCAAGGGTTACTCAAAGCATAAGGAAATTCAATGGCTCGTTCACTCGCTAATATTTTGATTAATCGGTACAAAGATTATGAAAAAAAAGAAGCGCGTGTCGGCTGGTTTCCTAGCTCACAATATCCTGAAGAAGATGGTGGTGAGTATGTTGCAATGGTGGCAGTTACGCAGGAGTTTGGCGAGCCATCAAAGCACATACCGCCGCGCCCTTTTTTAAGACCAACTATTAAAGCCGAGTCTAAAAAGTGGGTGGGCATTGTCGGGAAGTCTATCAGGCAACAAATGAGCGGTGATGATGTTTTAGAGCTGGTTGGGTTACAGATGCAAGGCGACTTTAAAGAAGCAATAGGCGAGGTTACTGCGCCACCACTTGCACCTTTGACAATTAAGCTAAGGCAAGAACGCGGGAATTTTGACACGCACCCGCTAAACGACACGGGCTATATGATAGCAACGTTAATTAACACAGTCGAAGACAAGTGAACTTACACGCAATTGTAAGCGGTGCAATAGGTGTCGTTAATCCATTTATTACGGCAACTTTGAAGCGTAGCACAGGGTACACAACCAGTGCTGACGGCACACAAACACCGACTTATTTAACCTTGACAGGATTGATACAGGTCCAGGCAATGAGCGGCACTGATTTAAAACGCGAGAATTTTTTAAATATCCAGGGCACACAGCGTAACGTTTACATTAAAGGCAATTGGACAGGCGTGATACGTACCGACCAAAAAGGCGGTGATGTAATGAGCTTTGGTGAAACCCCAAAATGTCCAGTACGCGACTGGAAAGTTTTACAGGTTTTGGAAACGTGGCCGCAGTGGTCTAAAGTTGTGGTCGTAATGCAATGATAGCACCTTTGCAAACTGATGTTTTTACCACAGTTAGAATGTTTTTATTAAGCCTATTTCCTGTCGTTGAAGTTATTCACGGATTAGGCAATGGCACACCAACATCTTTAAACGGTTTTATTACATTCACGCCGCTTTTTATGAGCCGCGTTAATACCAATGAAAACAGCTTTCAAGACCCAACGCCGACAACTGGCACTAAAAAAAGCGCGACAGGCATTCAATACACTTTTCAGATTGATTGCTATGGCGACCAGTCGGCAAATTGGGCGGCGGAAATAAGCACAATGTGGCGTGATGAATACGCGTGTACGCTCATGGGCAATACATGCCAGCCATTGCACGCTGATGAGCCAAAAATGATACCGCTAATTAGCGGCGAGCAAAATTACGTACAACGCTGGACGATTACAGCGGATTTGCAATACAACCCGATCACTACAACGCCTATGGGATTTTTCGATACCCAAGGCACAACGACTTTAACCCCGAATTAACAACATAAAGGCTAAAAATGGCTATTGATATTCGCAATCTTGTAACATCCACACCCAGTGTATTGAGCGGCGGCGGTTCGTCACCATCAATGGCAAGTGTTTTTTTAACTAACAATACTGCCGTGCCTATTGGTCAAGCTAAGCTTTTTACTTTAGCCAGTGCGGTAAGTGCTTTTTTTGGATCAGCCAGTGCTGAGGCTTTAGCCGCTAACATTTATTTTTCAGGATTCCAAAATAGCACTGTAAAGCCAAGTGCCTTATATTTCTGGCAATACCCAGCGGCTAACGTAGCAGCGTACTTGCGTGGTGGCAATTTGGGCAGTATGACATTGACCCAGCTTAAAGCGTTATCGGGTACAATTTCGTTATCGGTTGATGGTGTTGTAAAAACTACCACATCAATCAATTTAACCGCTGCTACCAGTTTTAGTAACGCGGCGACTATTATTAGTGCTGGTTTTACGGCTGGTCCGGTGGTAGCTTTTGATGCGCAGCGCAATGCCTTCACTTTTACAAGCAATACCACAGGCGCATCAAGTACAGTAACCTACGCAACAGGTACTTTGTCATCTGGCTTAATGTTGACGCAAGCGCTGGGCGCAGAAATAAGCCAAGGTGCTGCTGCAGGTGTTCCCGCTACAAGCATGGATTCTTTACTGGTAGCTACTAAAAAATGGGCAACTTTCACAACCATTTTCGAGCCAGTTACAGCGGACAAGACATCATTCGCATTGTGGACAACTTCAAAAACAGACCGGGTTTATTTTGCTTGGGATACTGATATTGGCGCAACCCAGAACGGTAATACAACAAGTTTTGGTGTATTGGCTAAGGCCGCACAATATAACGGCGTTTGTCCACTCTATAACCGCATTGATGATGCTGCTTTCTGGGCTGGCACTGTTGCTAGTGTCGATTGGACACGTAGAGAAGGCAGAATAGCCTTTGCTTATCGGTCACAGGCGGGTTTAACTGCTGCTGTTACTGATGATACTATCTATGCTAATTTGATAGCAAACGGTTACAACTTTTACGGCCAGTTTAGTAGCAACGTTGACACATTCAGTTTTAACCAAACTGGCGCAATACCTGGCGCTTGGAAATGGTTAGACACCTATATCAATGAGATTTACTTAAACCAACAAATACAAACCGCTGTAGTTAACTTGTTATTATCCGTTAACTCATTACCATACAGCGATTACGGCTATGCTTTACTGCGTGCAGCTTGTACCGACCCAATTAAATCATTTATCAATTTTGGCGGTATCAGAGCGGGCGTACCATTGTCAGACGCGCAAAAAACACAGATTAACGGCGCGGCTGGCGTTGATGTTTCTGGTGAGATGTTTACCGAAGGCTATTACTTGCAAATTTTGCCAGCAGACGCACAGACCAGAACCAACCGCACATCACCACCAATAACGTTATGGTACATGGACGGCGGCAGCATCAGAACAGTAAATGTAGCATCTATTGCAGTAGCTTAAGGAGCATTAAAAATGGCTTTACCACGCACAATTACAAGCGCAAACGCTTCTTTAATCATTACCATACCGCTACTTTATCCAGCACCTCAGCAGATTCAAGGATTTGCCGTTGATGACGCTTGGAGCTTGGAACAGATTGATATTGCAGAAGCCCAAATGGGCGTAGATGCAAAACTATCTTTTGGGTACACGCCAGCGGCTAAAGTATTTGGGGTAAGCTTACAGGCCAATTCTGAATCTGTAGGTATCTTTAAATATTGGGGCGCGGCTACTGAGCTGGCTAAAGAGATTTATATATGTTCTGCGGTGCTTTCAATCCCTGGAACTCGTGAATCTTTTACCATGACTAACGGCACATTGACCAAAACAACCCCGATGACAAGCGGAAAAAAAGTATTAGCTCCATTGTCTTATCAAATCACTTTTGAATCAATCCGTAGTTCAATTCTGGCATAATTTATGGCACGTAAGCAAAATACAATTATTATCGATACCGATAACCGCGATAAAGGCAAAACATATCTAATAAAGGAGATGGATGCTTTTAGTGCGGATAAATGGGCGTTCAAGGCGCTGTCTGCTATCAATATGAGTAATGTTGATTTGAGCTTTTTTGGCGGACTAGATTCGCTCACTAAATCAGGTATGCAGGGTGTTTTTGAGGTGTCTAAAGTGCTCGGCGGCGTTATTAATCTGCTGCAAAGCATAGACGAAGAAAAGCTTGATACTATCATCGATGATCTGCATTATTGCTGTTATTTTATCCCAACACCTGGCGCACCTCCAAGGCCAATCATGGATAAAATAGATGGTGATATTGAAGAAGTAAGCACGTTGTTTAAGCTTAAAGTTGAAGCATTAGTATTACATTTGGATTTTTTGAAGGCCGCCAGCAGCCGGACTACTGGCGGTTAGGCGGCGACAGTTACGACACTGTTGATCCTGTCAATGTGCCAATCATAATCTATGAGCTGATACTTGGCAGGATGGCCACGCTTTGCGAACTACAGACAGTTTACGGCACTGAAGACGCTTACAATCTTTATGAGGTTCTAAGTGTTGATAATCACAACAAAGCACTAATACAAAGGCAAAATGAGCGCAATGGTAATAGATGAGCTAATTGTTAAACTTGGCATTAATACCACTGAGTTTAAAAGAGGCGCTCGTGAAGTTGATAGCGGGTTCAAAGAATTAGCCGCATCTGCCGCTAAGCTTTTTACCTTGCTGGCCGGTGGCAAAGGATTAACCGAGTTTGCTAAAAACATGATTGAAGCCCAAGCGGCGTTGGGCATGTTTTCGAAGAATATCGGCATTGCTTCTGAAACGATAACAACATGGGGCAATGCCGTTGTTAGTTTTGGCGGCAGTACTGACGCATTAAAAGGCACATTTGCCACGCTTACAAAAGCACAGCAAGATTACGCCATATCTGGACAAAGTGCGCTAGTTCCATACTTGACACAGCTCAAGGTAGGGTTTGGCGATGCCGACACCATGCTTTTAAATCTGGCTGATTCTGTTCAAAAAATGGACAGGACAACGGCCAGTAATTTATTGGGTAATATCGGCATAGATCAAGGCACTATCAATCTAATGTTGGAAGGACGTGAGGCAATACAACTCGTATTAGACAAGCAAAAGTCATTAAATCTCGTCAACAAAGCATCGACAGAACGCGCACAAAAGCTTAAAAACTCATGGACAGAATTACAGCAAAAAGGCGAAAGTTTAGGCCGTGATTTGTTTGCAAAACTAGTTCCGCATATTGAGACCTTGCTTGGCTGGTTTAAATCGATAAGCGATTGGTCAACACAGCACAAAGATTTTGTCGTGGGTACGATAACCGCTATTGCTGGCGCGTTGACTGTATCATTGTTACCGGCTTTAGTTGCGTTAAGCGCAACGCCTTTTGTCCGCATGGCGACCTTAATCGCAGGATTAGGCGCATCTATTGGATTGCTTTATGATGATTATAAAATCTGGCAAAACGGCGGCGAAAACTTAATTAACTGGGAGACTTGGGACAGCCAAATAAAATTAGCTAAAGAAGGTTTTACCAGGCTAAAGGGTTACATCCAAGAACATGGCGGCGTATTTCAAGCCATGAAAGACAAAACCCATGAGTTGATCGATAAGACATCATGGGAGGATGCGCTAAACGATGCTGAGCGTATATTTAACGCACTGATACAGCTCAACCATGATTACGGGTTCAGCATTAACGCTTTATCTAATGACTGGGACGAATTTAAGCAAATGTTTAAAGACTTGCTAGACTGGAAACCGTTCGGGGATTTTGGGAAATCGATAGGCGCTTACATTGAACAAGCTTTCGGCGGCGTGGGTGATTCGTTAAAGTCTGGGTTATCTTCAACGGCAGATTTTTTAGAACAAAAAGCTACTGAAGGATCGCTGGAAGCGCAGCCTAAACAAAAAGAAGGATTAAGCAAGCGCGAACAAGAAGAAATGGACATGGTTAACAAGCCATCACCTTATGACGCTTTATTTTCAGCGGCTGAAAAAAAGTATAAATTGCCTAAAAATTCATTAAAATTAACAGCGGCGGGTGAATCTAACATGAATCCTAATGCTGTTAATGACAACGGTGAGTCTCAAGATTATGGGTTAATGCAGCATAATTCTAAATATTTGGAAGATAGAAAGCTTACAAAAGAATCGGCAATGAATCCAGCAAGTGCAATTGAAGCATCTGGCAAGTTCATGGCCGATTTATTAAAGCGAAATAATGGAGATGTAGCGAAAATGTTTGAGCGCTACAACGGGTCAGGCAATCGCGCTCGGAATTACTCAGC